GTTTCTTTTTCAAGTTCGTACTTGAAATAAGATTTGCCGCCTGACAAGGTGTGGGCAGATACTTCACCGCTTGATTTGGTGAGAGTAGATTTAGCGTCAAATTCTACAAGGTAGATTGACTTTATACCCGCTGATTGAGTTTTGCAATCAAGGGTAAATCCGGTGGTTAATACGCAAGGCATCTGTTTTTTAAATTAAAAGGGGGATGGGTGACCCCACCCCCCGGGTTTGACTTTTATTTCAGCAATTATGGGAGTTTAAAGTAAACTACTTCCTCTGGATAAGCGATTTGTGTTCCGTACTTCATTGTAGCGCGGAAACGAACTTCGTCATTGTCCTGAGAATACCACATTTTCCAATCTTCTTCTTCGTTCATCATGTCAGTTCCGATGAAGAAGTTAGACCAGCGACCGGCAACGATTTTGTTAGTTCCGTTCAAACCGTTCAATCCGTAGATTTTAATTCCGGTCAGAGGATCAACAATTTCCAAAGGTGCGGTTTCGTTGGCAGCATAGTGGAACAAGTTGGCAGTCAACAACCATGACTTGTAAGTGCGGAAGGTATCAGTACCCATAGCGATAAACAAATCAGATTTGTCAAGAATAGCAGAAGGCAGCAAGCTGTAAATCTTTGCGATTGCGTCATCAATGTTTGATGAAGTCAAAGAAGTCAGTTGTGTCCATCCACCACCAGTTGAAGGGTTGCCCTCGATAGGGTCGCCAGAACCACCAAAACCAAGGTCGCCAAGGATAGTCAGGAAGCCATCGAAGAAACCGCTGTTACCTGAACCGCCAGTTGCATCACCCTGCCAGATAGCAGTTTCCAACGCTTCGGCAATTTTGCCAGCCTTTTCGTTTCCGATTTGCTCTTGAAATACGCCTAAATCTACGGGGCTGCCAGCGGCAAGTCCGATTTGAGTGTATTTCGTTTCAAGAGTTTTGGGGCAAAGGGTTTCTTCAACCTTGATTTTGCCAACGGTGATTGTGCGCTTGGTGATAGTAGTTGAACCGCTTGCGGTGTAACCACAACCATCAGTTTGAAAGTACACATCGGAATAAAGCAAAGGCAGAATTTCTGCGCTTTTTACTCCGGGAACAACTTGCCCAGCACCCTGCAACAGAGATGCAGTTTTGCCGCTGAACATTGATTTAACGAGTAGGTCGGTTTTGACTTCTTTGGTGTAATCGGTCAGACCTGAAACAACGAATGCCATTTTATTTAATTATTTTTTAAGGTTTTTAAATGCGGATGCGAAGCCAGCCAACGCTTCATTCTTTTCAACTTTGGTATGTCCAAAGGGCTTTTCTGCGGGTGCGGGAGTTTGATTGCTGAATTTCTCGAATACGGCAAAGGTTTCCTCAACTTTACCCAGCATGCTAATCAGGGTTTTTTCAAGGTTAGCCATGCGTTCTTCAACACTTGCGCGATAAGTTTCAAAGCTTTCAAGGGTTGCAAATTCTGCGGCTGCTTCCTCTGCAACCGGTGCTTCCATTTCCTTTTCTTCGATTTCGGTAATTACACCGCCCTCGGTTTGGATAAGAAGTCCGCTGTCAGTTTCGTGTACTCCGTCGGGGGCAGGAACTTCGCCCTCGGGTGTAACTACAATAAGGGGCGCACCTTCCATTGGTGCATCACCTTCATACTTTACGATTGTGCCGTCAACGAGTGTCAGTTCGCCGAATTGTGCAGCAACTGGCTCATCATTGAAACGCATCTTGATTTCTTCGCCAAGTGCTGAAAAAGCACTTTTAAGTTCAGCGATTTCTTTCTGAATGTTCATTTGGATTAAATATTATTTTTTGAAATTTGGTGCAAAATTGTCTTGATGCTATGTGTCAGGGCGCGGAGTTCTTGGGCGATTGTACCCTCATATTCGATGTCAAACATTCCCTCAACGCTAAACCCTTTCCATTCCCCGGCTTTTACTTTTTCCCATATAGCGTCATTGTCAACTAAATAGGACACGAACATTGAGCCGTCTTCGGCATCTTCAAACCCGATGGGGGGATTGATACCGCGTTCCCGATTTACGAAATACATTTCAATCATGTGAACGCCCTCGTTTACGGGTGTGGTGTGGTCGGTGTTTACTGCTGAATAGCTGCCTTTTCGTGCAATCTTTTTGGCAATAGTCCAAATGGTGTCCGCGTCAAAAGTCACATAGTATTCGCCACGGGTGTCATCGTGTCGGTAAATAGGCTTATTTGCCAGCATAGCCGCACCGGTGATTATGCGCTTTTCTTCGCTTTGTACTGCGAACTTTTGCTTGTCGATTTGTGCGAGTTTTCTTTGCGCCCATTCAATGCCTTCGTCACCACCCCATGCCAGCCACATTAAACGCCCGCATCCGTCGCCTAGTTCTTTTTGGCTGTTCTGCCTATGCCTTTCAAAACCTGCCATTCGTGCGATTGTTTCCCGGCTTATGGCTTCACCGCCTGCCAGTTGGTTGGCTCTTTGTTTACCGACATCTGTGCCGCAATCACCCCAGCCGTTTTCTTCTGCCCAACGGAGTGCGATTTTAGCGTTTTCTTTTGCCGCTTCCGGGTAATCCGTGTAACTTTCAAATTCCTGAAATAGTAAAAAGTCTTTTTTTATCGCTGGCTTTTCAACAAGGCTCACGAACTCCACGCCCGTTTCATCGTCTTCGTTGACTACTATCCGGTAAATTGGTAACTCATTCATCACTTCTAAATGTACTTCCTTAAACTACGGATACATTTCGCACCCTGCGGACACGCGTTTGCGTTTTGGTGATGTCGCCCTCCAACACATAAACCTTGCCCATTCCTGCGAACTGCCCGGCTTCGGTATCGGGCAAAGTGCCACCCGTTAGTGGGGTAGTTTGCGGGGCGTTTGGTGTGGCTGGTTTGTTGCCGCCACCGCCTGCTGCTCCGCCGCCTTTTAAGATTTGTCTTGCCCTTGCTGCATTACTTAAAATAATAGCCACAAATGAAGCATATTTTGCCACGCCTGCAAGTCCACCCGTAACAGCGTTATCAGGTGACGCGGGGCTGAATGCAGATGCCTGCGCGTTTGACAAGGCAATAGCCGTGTCCGTTGCTATTTGTGCAAGTGCAAACGCCTTTTGTGTTTTTTCATTTTCCCCTGCAAGGTCAGCAAGTGAACCCAAAACCGATGACACGCTGCTTAAAGTGTCCATGCGCATTTGCCGCTTTGCCGCTTCGGTTGCCTTTGTCGCTTCTTCTTCGCGCTGTGCGATTTCCTGCCGCTTTTGAGCAAGTGCCAGTTCAATGTCGAATATCTCCTGCGAACCTGCCGCTGTGTAATCCTTTGCCGTGGTCAGTTGCCTTTGTAATCTTTCAAGTTCAAGGGCATCAAATTCGGCTGCCGTTGCATTGCGCTTTTCAAGTTCTAAACGCCTTGTCGCAAAGGCATTATCGGTGGCTGCTTTTTCGTCTGCAAATTCCTTTTCAGTTGCTGCCTTAAAATCGTCATCACGCTTTTTCTTAATTGCCAGTTCCTTTTCGGCTTGCGCCTTTTGCTTTGCCAATACCTCTGCATTATAATCGTCGGTTATTTTCTGCATAGTGGCATCGTGCTTTATTTTAATTTGCTCAACTGTCCAGCCCTTATATTGTTCGCCTTTGATTTCCTCTGCCCATGCCATTTCAGCCGCTTTCAATCTTTCTTCAAGGCTTTTGGCTTGTAACTGTGCTATCTCAATCTGTGCTTTGCGTTGGTTTTCTGCTAATTTATTTGCCGCTTCTGCGCCTGCTTTTGCCGCTTCAATGTCTTGGTTTCTCATTTCCAACAGAATGCCGTCGCGTTTGCTAGTCAATTCCATTAGTTTCTTTTCGGCTTCTGCAATAGTTTTGTCACCCTCTTTTGCCACCTCTTCTGGATTGAACAGAAATTTCGCTGCCCCCTCCGAAAAGGTGTTAATCATTTTGGTAATTTCCTGATTAATGTTGAATGTGGTTATTTTGCCAAATCCTAACGCTTCACTTGCCGCGTTTGCTGCTGATATCAAAGCATCTATTGGCGCAGCCATTACACGCAATCCCAAATTCGCAACCTCTAAACTACCCTTAATTAGCTGCTGTGTAATATCCTTATTTCGCTTTGCCGCGGCTACCTCTAAATCGCGTGAAGTTTTGGCATTTTTAATAACAACTTTTGCTTTCTCAATTTCCGTGTTCAGCTGATTGACCTTCATTTTCTGAATGTCGCGTTCGCTTTTGCCTTGTAGTTTCAGTGAATTTTCAGACAGTTCCAGCGTTTCAAATTTCTTTTCCTCTGCTGCAAGGTTCTTTTCGGCAAGTTCGTTTAATTTCTTTTGCTCTGCCGTTACACCACCAACTGCGCCTTTGATGTCATCCCAATAGGCCACAACCGTACCCAACGCCACCAATAGCAAACCGATACCCGTTG